GCACTCGGTGTAACTCCTAATCCTATATTGCCGTTTACTTGTTGTAATACACTATTTTCTATTGAACTACTACTAACACTAAAAACAGGTATATAATTAATTGCCCTTGTTCCCGTTCCTGTAATTGGATTAGTTAAAGCATTCTGCTTGTTGTTAAACGTAGTCCAATCGGTACTTGATAATAACCCATTTTGTGAACCACTTGCAGTTGCAATAGATAAAGTAATCGTACCACTTGTAGTGATAGGACTTGAACCAATAGTAACTCCACTTGTTGCAGAAGATAATCCAACACTTGTTACTGTTCCTACACTATAAGACCTATTCGCACTTAAATCAAATGAAGTTCCGTTAATAGTTATAGTTCTACTTGTTGGAACATATCCACTTAAATCAGGTGTGTAATTAGGAATGTTAAACACTCCTGTTGTTGAGTTATAAGTAGCTGCACCACTTGTACCTGTTGTGGTCAAGCTAATCGCTGCCCTTGCTCTTGCATCCGTAAAATAAAGGTTTGTATTTTCAGTTACTTGTGATGTATTGTAATCGCCACTTGTAGCTACAACCGCACCTGTTCTGCCAAATACACTTGTAACCGCATCCGTATTGTCATCTGTCCAAGAAGCCGTTATTGTACCGCCATCTTGTTGATTTAAAGTTAATGTCTTAGTTGTAGTTCCTGTAACTGCTGCACTATTAATCTTATCGTTATACGCTGAATCCCAATTACTTGTATTATCTGTCAAGTATGATATTGTGCCACCTGTACTTTTTACAATACCTGTGCCACTTAATGCGTTTTGTTTTCCGTTGAATGTTGTCCAATCTGCTGAATCTAAAAATCCATCTTGACTACCACTCGCTTGTTTAACTTCTATACTTGTACCGCTTCCAATAACTGCATTTGTTCCACCTGTAATAGTTAATACAGAACTTGTTGCTTCTGTTAAATTACCTTTGGTAATTGTGCTTTGCTTATTATTGAATGTGTTCCAATCTGTTGAACTTAAATAGCCATCACTTGAAGCACCTGATTGTGTGATAGAAATAACATTACTAGCAATTCCTAACGGAGCAGTAGCACTTGTTATTCTATTTGTATAAGCCGTATCCCATTGTGTTTGTTTTGCAGTTGTAGGTATAGAATATCCTGCCGTAAATGTAATTGCGAAAGTCCCTGTTGATGTAATTGGAGAACCTGTTACACTTAATCCTGTTGGTACAGATAATGCTACGGAAGTAACTCCCATATTCAAATTGGTTTGCATCCAATCTTGTATAGTAGATATTGTTACTTTATTTGTAGTCGCAGCATTCAACGCTACTATCGGTAGGACATCATTGTTGGCAATGGTAACCCTCTCTACTAACTGACTTATCCTTTTATCTGACATACTTTTAAATATAAAACTTATCAATTCCGTTTTCCTGTAACATATAGTAATCCGTTTCTAAAAGGATATACTCATACTCTAATGGTTGTACTTCCGCTAGTATTTTGAATAGGCTGACATGAGATAGCGTATTGGCTATCGGGTTATATCTATCTACCTTATGAAGTTGATAGTAGTGGTTGCCTACCTTAATTATCTTTCTAAAATCTAAATCCATTATATCCTGTGGAGTTAAATAAAACATACCTTCTAATAATCTACTATTCCTATCTCCAATCAAATCAATTAGAGGGGAATAATATGCTCCATAAAGGTTTGCTCCGGGATATACTGATATACTAAAATAAACTTCTTTTGGAGTTCCAAATAATAAATCATTCACAGGTTCAATAGGATTATTCAAATGCCCTGCGTATGGATAGGCTGAATATGTGCTAAATCCTGCTGCAAAATTCATTCGCCACATAGTAGGACAACTCGTGTTCGGTTGCCAATATGCTATTCTAGGTTTAAAGTTATCTCTTATCTTAACTCCGTTCTCAACTTTATATAAATGTATCATAACCCTACCTGCCACTTCTTCTCGCATAACAGGTGGAGCAAATACAACTTTCAATGATTTAGTTTCTAATACAAAGTCATTATCAATAATCTCTCTCGCTTCTCCATATCCTTCGTTAAACTTTGTTTTATAGAACTGACTCCAATAATCGCTATCATCATCAAATGCAATACGATATTCTTTCGCACTTAATTCACTTACAGGAGTTATAGTTACATCTTGACTTGTATCAAGTTTATTAGTCCAATCTGCTGCTTCATTTTTAAATGCCCTATAAAATAAACTATATGGTATGATGTCTAATACATTATCCTGCAATTTATCTTGTGTTACATAAAGATTATGCATTGTAATAATACTTTTCAAAAAATCTCTTTGTTTCATTGACTTTGGCATAGTATATCCTATCTTCATTATATCGCCTTCTGCCAATTCAACCGCCACAGGAACTGTATTACCTATTTTAAATTCTGCTCCTGTGCGTAAAAATATATTAGTATGCATACCTTGGTCTGCACGACTACCACCGATTCTTTCTCCTGTAATTTCAATTTCAAAATAATCACCATTAACTAAATCTAACGCAGTACTTAATTCAACATCCCAATTAAATATTTGACCTGTTGATATAAAAGATACTATTCTAGTAGCAGTTAAAATATCAGAACCATTTTTTTTAACATGAACCATCCATTCATTCCTTGTACCACCTTGTAATGCTTGAAACACTAAACTACATTTGAAAGTCAAACCTGTATTTATTGTTTGTACTCTATTCCAAGTAAATTTGCTTCCTGAATTTGCAATAGTAAATCCATCATTTGATACATTAGAAAAATATATTAAATCACTATAATTTTCAGCAGTAGTAACTGCATCTATAATTGAATATCCATATTGATTTAGTAATGTGCTAACTTGTTTAGTAATTGACTTTTCAGCCGTTACCATAATCAACTTCTTAAAGTACTGCGTATTAAAGAATGGTGCTCTTATCTCAAACCCTGCTTCTGCAAATATTCTTTTTAAAATCTCACGAATATAAACGGCAGGTTTGAAGTTTGTTAATGGATATGCATAACCATCTGTTGAATATCCATAATCTACTAATGGATATACATAGTTCATAGCACCATCTACCCATTGTGTACTATTCCAAGATAATCCAATATTATTACTATTCCATACATGGTCGTAATCATTAAAGTTTAATTCAGCCAATGTCTTGTCGCCTAATGTGTCTAGGATGTCCCTCAATCGCCCAAAAACATTTACCTCATAAGTTATATCACCATCTTTGTTAGTGACCTTAATCAGCCTTAAAACGCCATCAAATATCTTTACATTATCAAGGAATATCTGTGCCTTTGCTTGTTTGGCAGGGTTGAAGTTTACTAGAATGTTTGGGTCATTCTCATAATAATCATTTGATACTGATACATCAAATATATTACCGAATAGTTTTTGATTATTAGATGTAGAAGGTAGTACCATTGTTTTTGAAAACGATGTGTTCCTTCTTTCAATATCGCTAATGTCAGCAATAGAATATGAGAAATCAACATCAATATCCCCCAAAGTATCTGCTTCATATCCTTCTATATATAACCTTGTACTCATACTAAATTGATTGTCTTTGATTAACTAACCCGAACTCTAAATCTAGTTCTAAATTAAATAACTTATCTGATATTGATTTTTTTAATTCGTAACTATTAGCACTTACTTTTGATGGAATCCAAGATGGTGTAACATAATTGTCATTCACTACATTTAAGTAAAGTAATGGAGATGTATATAACTCCCTAATCAATTCGCTTTGGCTATCTGTTAAGTAGTCGCTTATTATTTTCCATTTTTGTAATTCCTTGACATAGTATATAGGATTGATGTTCTTTACAACTATACCATTCGCTTCATATATATCTCCTGTGTAATTCCTTTGGTAACCTTTCCTTTCTATTTCAAATGTTGTCTTATTAACTAAATCAAAATTAAAGAAGTCATAAGTGCCATACTTATTTAAGTAGGCTAAACGCATAGGGTCGTACTTGCCACATTCTTGTATGTATAGTGTAGCGAACAGGCTTCTTCTTGCTGAACCATTATTCCAATTGATGTATGTTTCTATGTATGATACATTACTTCCGTAAGTCAATGGTGTAACTTTGAAATATGTAATTGTATGGTCGCCAACTGCTGATGGAGTTATTGTAAAAGTGCTATTTGTATTATTAGTATAGAATACTTTTAATTCACAACTCACAATCTTGTTGGTATTATAGAATCCAAATACTTGTGAATCAGTACTCCTTAACTTAATTATATTCCAATCTGTCAATGGCTTATAAACACTATTGCTTGTTCCATTATAATTATTAAAATCAGCGTACCAATTCTTTAATTCTAGTAATGGTAAAGATGCCGCTAATCCATATTTCGTTGCTGATACTACTTCTGTGTTTAATATAATTACATAATCGCCATCAACTTCATAATATTCATAGCATTTTATATAGAACTTTTTTAGTATGCCATTATCGTTGCCTGTATTTGCAGTTTCATAAAATCCTCTACTAAAATTATATTGAGTTGATACAAATTTAGATATATCAAATTCAACTTCGTTAGCAGGATTCGCAGGACTATCATAATAAGCCGTAGCGATTAATTCATTTGCTCCGTTATATACTTTCACTACATATTTAAAACCAATGTTAGCAGCGTTGTTACTTACAATTCTATAAAGAATACGATTGAATGTAGGTAGTATGCTTGGTGTCGGTTGTGTTAATGTTATCATTTCTTACTTACTTTTAATATCAATGAGTTAGCACCTACTTCTTCAAGTTCTGTTAGGTAGAATGGTGTAATATCATCAACTGCTCTTTGTTTAAAGTTCTTACCTTCAATACCATATTTCTTAATGTAATATGCTAATCTACTAGCAGGACTTGTAATCTGTTTTAATTTCTTTCTTCTTTTCCCTTCTGTGTTTTCAATAAGGTTTGTTGCCTTTAATTCTATGTTCTTTCTTTTCGCCCATCCTTCTAGGTTCGCTAGTGCTTCGGGTGGCATACCATAAGTTTTGAACTGATAATATTTACCATCAGCGTTCTTATAGAACATTTTATTCTTTGGGTTACCTGCTACACCTTTAACTCCCTTATCAATAAAATCCGTATAACTCGCATCACCGAATCCTATTTCTAATCTCCACACTCCACTCTTTTCTTTTGCACCGATAACCGCTATTGAACTTGCTAATCTGCCCGAAGCCTGTGGAACTAATTCTTCAAGTCTAGCAACTAAATCTATTCCTAGCCTATCCAATATAGATTTGACACTTTGTTGTAAAGTATTTTCTACTTCAACAACATATTCGTTTTCAGTTAGCCTTCTGCCACCGATATTGAATAAGGCATCTACTTCTTTCTGTGTCGCAACTCCCATTGTTTATATTCTGCTTCTTTATGTTTGTTATAATCCTTTAAATATGCTAGACTATTTAGATACTGAATGATTGGTAGATTATATGCTGCCGTCATTGTTATATTTTCAAAGTCCGCTATTTGTTTTGTTGAATAAACCCATCCCCATCTTTCCATAAACGAAGTAGAGCCGCTCTCGTTTCCTCCTTCAAATTTGAAGAGGTTATTGTATCGCTTACTAATTCCTTGAATAATTGATAAAAAAAAAGCATACAACCATAAAGTTCTACGAATTTAGCGTTCAATAAATCTTCTGCGACTACCTCGTGTGGTATAGTTCCATACTCCATATACTTATCTCCCTTCATTGGTAGAAAGAAACAAGCACCAATCTTGTGTAACTGCATTATCTGTCCGCTAAAATGATTGATGTCAATATACTGACCTGCGGTAATTTCAGTTAATTCAAAACAAAACTTATACCTTCTGTCGCCTATTGTTATATAATCAACTGCTTTACATTCTGGCACATTGTTGAAGAACTCTAACTTCTTGGCATATTCCTGTACTAATTCCCTATACTTTATGGCATCATAATCTTCTTCGTTCTTGCCTTCAACGACTGCCAACATCTTTTGTTGCTTCTCAACAATGTTAAGTTGCTCACTTAATTCAATATCGTATAGGCTTATAAATTGCCCGACTGTCAGTTTATCCCACATAATTGTAAATATATTTTTTAGGTTATCGTTTATCTAAAAGTATACAATCCTTTGTTACTAACCTTTAATTCATTCAAGGCGAAGTATCTTAATGCGTCTATCGCATGGTTGTATAAATCTGTTGGCTGACCTGTTAGTGTGCCATCTTTTTCTGTTCTGTATTTGTATGTCATAACTTCTTTACCAATTATATCTTCGGCTACGAAGTTAATCTTATATCGCTTCAATATATCTATACTATTGTTAATACTATCTTTTCCTTTGTTAGCACCTTTAATCATTCGCCATCCATCCCTGTATAATTCTTCAATGCTTTTTGGTTCTGCACTATCTGCTATGATTGTAATGTGTTGAGGAACATTGAGTTGTCGCATCTTGGCACTAATGTCTTGATTCGTTAAGCCTCTTTCATAAATCAATGTTTGTACATAGAGTTGCCCTTCGTGTTTCCTTACCTCAACTAATGCAGTCGGGTCAATAGAATAACCAAAGTCCAAGCCGTAACCTAGTAATTCGCCTTGTAATGATTCACAGGCTTCAAAGTTATTGAATATCAAGCCTTCAATCGTACCCCATTCTCCTATACCATAAACATTCCACAACGCAGGGTCTGTCTTTTTTAATAGTTCAATTTCAAGGATAACAGATTCTTCTAGGAATGGATTGTCTTTGTAACTGCTGACTATGACATCAATATCATTTTCAGTATATCTTCTAACATCTTCTAGTTCTGTTTTTATGAAATGGTTTGGTGATGATGGGTTCAATGCTAGGAATATAGTTCCTGTCGTTCTAAATAGTAATTGTTGCCATTCTAGTTTGTTAATCTCGTTGGCTTCATCTATGAACAGATGGTTTCTTTTCCTACCTCTTAACTTTGTTTCTTGGTCAACTGAAAAGAATTCAACTATCCTGTTGTTATACTTAAATTCAAAGTTGGATTTGTTGTATTCAATGTGATTGTGTAAGCCTGTTGATTCTAATATTTCAATAAAATCCCTTAATGTTGAACTACGAAGGGATGGTAAAAATTTACGGACAATACTGAATGTTCCTTTATTATCAAATTGATTGCCTATTCTACCTGTCAATAACCATACTACTGCTATTTGACAGATGGAATATGATTTAGTGCTACGAGTACCGCCTCTGTTGATTCTTATTTTCTTTGTTGATAGGGCATTCTTTTCGTAGACTTCACTTCCTTTTATGACAAGGTTATTGCTCACGCTTTATTATTTGTACTTCAATGCCTGTTAGGTTAAGGCTACCTTCTAATTGTATTTGTTCTTTTGGTTTACCATACACTCTTGTAAGTAGTGTGTCAATAGAATACAAACTACCTTTCCTAAATGAACGATATAAGGCATTGGCTATTGTCTTTTCAAGTATAGTCGTGTCATCGCTTTGTACTATATCTTTCAGTTGTTCCATATCCATACCTAACATATTCTGTATGGTATCATTGATTTCGCTTTGCTTATATCCTATTCCTTTCAATAAGGTTGTAAACTTCTTTGGTCTGCCATTAGGGTTTCCACTTTCGCCCTTCTTGTATGGTATAAGGTTTTCTTCGTTTGGCATATTATCTAATATTACTTATGATATCTTCTTGTAATTCAACAGGAACAAACTTCCTCCAATTCTCATTACCTAGTTTAATTGATTCACGGATATTTGTTGCTGATATATTTGCTATTTCTTCTGTCGGGGTATATTTGTTTACCTCATAGCCTACACCCCTACCAAAGTTAATTGATTCCATATCAGGTATAATCATAACCTCAACATCTTGTTTCCTTTGTCTATGATACTTCAATATCATATTCTTTGTTTGTACTGATGTGAATGGATTACCATTGTCAGGCTCAATATCCCTAATAAGTATTAGAACAGGTATTCCTTTCAATAACTTCTGTTCAATTAATTGAATATGTCCATAGTGATAAGGCTGATACCTTCCTATGAAGATTGCTCTTTTCTTATCTTTGTTCTGTGTAGGTTGCCCTCCGTAGTTTCTTTTAACCCAAGCCATTTGATTTGTTGTTTAGTATTTTCATAATGCAGTTCTCTACCGATTCGTTGGTTGTATCAATATCTATATAATCTTCCGTTGGAACTTCAAATTCTGCTACAAAAAACTTCTCTCTGCCACGAATTTCGCTAGTGTGGACATATACCTCAACCATTTGATTTGAAGCCTTTAATGCCCTCCTGTGTTCGTTATAGGGGGCAACTACACTAATGATAACATCATAGCCTTCGTTATCCATAAACCTTGCAATATCTAATACAGATTGTATGTTCTTTTCCCTGCCTTCCCTAGTGTAATCAAAGTTCTGTAATACTTCACGAAGGTTATCGCCGTCAATATGCACGTGCTTTGTGCCTAGTTTTTCAATTAGTGCTTTTGCTAATGTAGTTTTACCTGCTGCGGGTTGACCGCAAAACCAATATATCATATTCATTTTTTTAATCCGTACTTAATATATTTATACCATACCCTTTCGTGAATGTAATATTGTATAGGCTTGTATAGTAATTCAACTATACTGAAAGTTGCACCGACCTTAACCGAACCGCTTACAATATACATAATAATAAATCCTATCAATGTGCTTACTATTCTATAAGATATTGTTTTTGCTATGTGCCTTTTCTTATCCATTATATAATCTTATTGATAGCTACTAGAAAATCTTTTTCCAATTCTAATTTATAATCTTGTGTTCCGTTATTAAATAGTTCTTGTTGCAAAGTTACTAACTCATCATAGTTTTTCAGTTTATCAATTACATCTTCTTGGTTTGCAACTGCAAAATTATCATTCCAAAATCCTGCTCTTTCTAATGTTTGCTTTGAATCAATATCATATAATAAAAGTATTTTAGCAGATAGGCATTCGTAAAATCTATTCGCAGGTGTAAGTTCAATTTTTTTATTGATTACATCCTCTATATATACAGAAGATTGAAAGTACTGCATTCCATCAATAACATTTGGCATTGGATTAACAAATACTGCTGCATTATTTATATTATAGAATTCTTTTTGGTTTTTCTTTGATGTGCTTATTGCAACTTTTAGATTACTATTGTTTTTCAGATACCCACTAAACTTTTGCACCCTGTCTTTTCTTAATGCGCCATAGTAAAACAATCCCTCATATTTATATTTCATCTTTCTTATTGTCTTATCAAATGTTAGTTTGTTAAAATCAACAATGATATGATTATCAATATTATCAAAGTTTGAGTATTGTGCTATTCTATAAAAGTTGCTTTGTTTTTTTATGAATCTTATCTGTGATGGTATTTCAATAGCATAATCATTCCCAATCCATATAACTTTATTTGCTCTTAAAATAATTTCTTTAACCTCATCTTTGAAATCACAGAATCCATACATACCATTTATGATAATCACATTACCAACGCTATGTTGTAAAACATAAGTAGCTAATTTTTTATCATCTACTAATCTATAACTCAATAAGTTAGATATCCATGTTGCAATTCTATTTGATGCAGTAATAGATGTCTTAGTGCATTTATTGAAATTTATAACAATGTTAATACTTGTACCCATAACTTTCCGCTAATGTTTTGATTCTTTTTGCTAATACTATATCTTGGTTATATAATACTGACCAATCTATTTTAATTTCTTTTTTAAATGGTATTTTATTTCTTTGCTCTCTATTGATTGTTTTTTTTAATTCGGGTATTGGGGTAATTGGTATATTTATTTTATTCAATATAGTTTCCCATTCATTATCAATATCTTCAATCCTAAATGTATAATCAGCTAATGATTGACAATGTTTATTTAAGACATACCAATATGTCATACATCTTTGTAGCCTATTAATTCTTTTACTATAACCATAATGATTTTCAAACCACTCCCAATGATTTGTGAAAAATACAACATATGCACTTTCTATTTGTTTCAGAGGGCATCTGACTTGATGAATAGTATAATCCCAATTTGTTTTAGAACAATCTTCGTTTTCATGAACTATGAAATCACCTATTGTTTGCAGGTATGGTGGAGGACTCATAGCATAACAAGAGGCAGTTCCATCTTTGCCTGTTAGTTCGTGCTTAATATCCATGCCTATTTTCTGCATCACTTCTGCAATATATTTAGTTCCACTCCTTCCACAACCAATGAATCTTATCATATCTTTTTTTTCCTTATATTTTTTCTATCAACCATTCTTTTAACTTGTTCTAATTCTTCACTAGCACTTCCGCAGTATTGAATATTCTCACGATAATACATTACTAAACTTATCCTTTCATATTCTCCATTCTTACCCACTATTGGTGTATTACAATGCCATTGGTGCACATCAGTAAACAATACATCACAATTATTAAGGTCAACTGCAATTCTCCATTTTGGTAAGCAAAAATATCCACCTGTGTATGTTCCAACTCTTAGTACAACTAGATTACCATAACTCCCTTTCAAATCCCCTTTGTCTGTATGTACGGCAGTTTGCCAATTCTTGTTGACTGTGATTGTAGTGAATACTGTATCTTTAATAACAAAGTCAGGACTAGATTTATCAACTATTGATTTTTGATAGTTGTAATGTTCAGGCATTAGTTCAGCATATAAATCATTCACAATCTTAATTATGGGATATGCTTTATTGAACCTATCCATATGCTTTTCGTTGAATGCAGTTTGCCTACAATAAGGGAATCTAACATCTCTATCAAAGTAACCAATGATACCACTCTCTACTTTCTTTGCCCTCACGGTATTGCTTATAGTTCCATCTCTTTTGATAAACCTAATTCTGTAATCGTTGATTCTTTTATATCCCTTGAACCCAAACTTAACTACCAATCTTTCTGCTTCACTATCAGTTATAGGTCCTGCTGATATACCACGATTATCAGATTCAACAATCCCATTTCTTAAATTCAGATATGCCTCTTTGGCAATATTAGATGGTATAACATTCTTTCTAAATTTAAATAGAACATTCCCTGTTTCTTTATCTATACAATCGCAATCTTCTTCAATGAGTGTATCATAAGAATTTTCATTTAGCATTTTACCTGCTAATGCAGATGCTTCTTCATCTGTTAATTTTGGGTCAAGATATATTGTTTTCATTTTATACTTTTGTTGATTCAACGCATTTAACTATTGTGTCTGTTACATTGTCTGTTCCATAATGCTCACTTAATTTATCTATCATTTCCATGAACTTATTGTATTGTACTAATGACATAAACAATTGAATCATTTTAACATGAGCGTCTTGATTTTGAACATCATTCAAGGTTATTGAACCATCTTCTTCTCCATCTACAATAAACTCTAAGCCTTTATTCAATTCTTTCTTATCATTCCATACATCTAACCCCCAATCATTAAGGTCAGTATCATCCCATTCATTGGCTAACTTATCCCAATCCCATTCACCGAATGATACGTTATCCTTGATGGTAAATTCTCTCTGTTCATTCTCTGTTAAATCTTTGGCAACGATAACAGGTATTTCTTTAAGTCCTGCTTCTTGACAGGCCCTTAACCTCATATTACCACCTAGTACAACCATATCACTATTCACAACGATAGGTCTAATCTCTAACATCTTTGGGAACTCCTGAATGGATTTCAATAATGCTATATACTTATGGTCTTTTATTACCCTTGGATTCTCGGGATTTGGTAGTATCTTACTTATCTTCAAGTACTGGAAGTGCATCTGGGTTGCCATAATCTTCGGATTTAGTTGTGTCAATAATTGGTTGTTCTGTTACTACATTTTCAATGTCGTTTTCTGTTAGCCATTTACTAAACGCAGCGGCTAGTTGAAATACTGCTTCTTCCTGTGGAAGTGTTACGCTTACAATCTTCTTGTCATTGTTGAAGTTGAGTGCGAATGGTTGGTACTCTTTGCTCATTGGATTGATTTTATCGCCCTTGACCTCTATATGTTTTAGGTCTTGGACTATGTTTATTGAAAGATTTCTTTGCTCTACCTGTTTTCCTTTTACCGAATGATATCTTTTTGCTATCGCTTTTTGATTTTGCCATTGTGTATTTCTATTAGATATTCAATATGTTGTTTCTTATCTCCGTATTCAATATGACATGACCTACACAATCCCATCAAGTTACTAATATCATCCTTTGTTTTTGAAGAACCCATACCCCTTGCGTCTATGTGGTGTATATCTACTGCCTTACTACCGCATAACTCACAAGGGATAAAGTCCTCAATACCATAACCGAAATGATTAAGGTATACTTTTGTGTGATTCTTCATTAGAAGGGTAAGTCTGTTGATTCATTTGTGGCTTTCTTGTACTCGTTTAATGTAATTGATACATCCTTTCCATAGTCATTAGGCACATCGGCGATATTGATATTGATACTGATGTACTCTTTCCCTTCATAGTGAAATGAATGCTTATGTGCTTCTGATAAACAGATTGAAGCAGTTAGCCATGTCGGGTTTCTTTTCTTACCGCTACCTAAACGGATTTTTTTTGATTTGGTTTGTTCCATTGGTTTTTGATTTAATTATTGTTTACTTTTTCTTTTTTTTCTAGGTTGTTCTATTGATATAAATTCTGTATCAGGTGCTGATTCTAGCGGAACATCAACTTGAACTTCTTCTTTAACAGGTAATTCAACATTCTGTGATACATACCAATTATACAAGTGATTCACTAATTCAGCACGACAACTGCTACACCAATGCGAAAAGTTGTGTTTCTCACTTACATACTTTGAATACAAGTAAATTAGATTTGAGTATACATCTTTTTCATAGTTCTTTACGAACTGATGCTTCTTCCACATTTCATATAGAGGATAATGTCTTTCAAATATCTCTTTGTCAATTTCGTTAATCATAATTCCCATTTATTAGTTATTAAATCCTCAATGTAAAGATACAAGAAGGGTGCGATACTACCTATAAATATAGCATCCATAAAGTTTGTTTTCAACCATAAAGAAAAAAATGTAATCCAAAAAGATAGACAGAATCCACAGGAGAAAGGTTTTTGCATCTTTAATTTAGTAAGCCTCCACATAATAGCAGGTGCTTTGAATATGTATAACCATATCATCGGTAGGAATATCCCACCTATTAGACAAGTGATTGCTTGATACATTTGCGTATGTTTTTAATTGTTATGAATATTGATGTATGAGGTATCCCTGTTATGGCTGATACTTTCCTTACGCTACCTAGTTCTATATACATTTTCAGCACTTCCTTATCATACCAATATAGTTGTTCTATCTTTTTCTGTATAGAATCGATTAATGGTTGGTCATCAAATTCCTCAACTTCCTCACTAATAAACTTTACTATATCTTCAACAGGCAATAATTGATTGTATAATCTCCACATCTTACCATACTTACTATGAAGTTGATTACAACATATTCTCACAATCCAAAATTTAAATACCTGTTTGCCTTTTGATTCAAGTTCCGCTATCTTATCCTTATCATATTCTAATACAATCAATGCTATTTCTTGACGCAAGTCTTCCCAAAGGTCACGACCTATGTTCTTGAAGGCTAGTTCAAACTCTTTGTCATATATCCAATTAATCGCTTTCAAAGTACTCGTCAATTTTCTTTATTGTATCTTGATACCCTTGACCGAATACTGCTTTATAACCCCTAGCATATAATTTAGTTAGCATAATTGCCTGTTCCTTATGATGTTCGTTCTGTCTTAATGTGCCATCTTTTTTAAATACAATATTATCTTCTGTCTTTAATTCAATAAACATACCATAGTATTGACCTCTTGGTTCTACGATAAATATATCAGGGAATGCTCTTGAAGATTGTAATGCTTTATGCCTTCTAGCCATGCCTATACTCATTCTCATACCACTAGCGAAATCACTACGGAATATAGCATAAGGGTATTTAGTTCTAATGTAATTACATACCATCAAGTGAATATCTTTTTCTAGCATAATACAAAATTATATATATTTATTTGGTATAACCTAATTTATTTTAAAAAGGATTTTCGTATTCCTCAAACTTCATAAGTTCCCCAATGAAGCGGAATGGAATATTCTTTAAACTGCCATGTCTGTTCTTGGCTATCTTAACAACACATAGTCCGTTGCTTGGTATAGTGTTCCCACTAATTTCAATCTCGGGGATGTTATATGTTTCCGGCCTCATTAAGAATATAACACTATCAGCATCCTGTTCAATCCCACCACTTTCACGCAGGTCGGATAGTTGTGGTAACTTGTCAGGCCTGTTTTCAACTGCTCTACTTAATTGTGATAAGGCAATAACAGGTATGTCTAGTTCCTTGGCAAGTATTTTACAACCCCTACTAATTTCTGCTATCTCACTTTCCCTGTTCCCTTTCCTATCAACACCGCTCATAAGTTGCAGATAATCAATACATAGTAATTGTATGTTGTACTTACGTTTCATAATGGTTGCCTTACTACGCAACTCACGAATGTTAAGGCTTGGACTATCATCAATATACAATGGGTACTTAATCATTTTATTTTCGGACTTATCAATCAATGATTGTTCGTATTCGGTAACAATATTGTGTCGCAGATTATGGTGCTTAATCTTGGTTACTAAACTTAATAACCTATTGACTAACTGCGTTCCACTCATTTCTAAACTAAATACCCCTACGGCTTTGTCTTGTTCAAGCACATTCAGTATCGTGTTAAGCATAAAGGCAGTCTTTCCCTGTGCGGGTCGGGCGGCTAGTATTATAAGGTCAGGATTAACCCATCCGCTCACAATCCTATTTAAACTTGGCCAACCTGTGTCTATACCTATCTGTCCATTTTCAAATATCTGCCCTCGTTGTTTGGCTAACTCAAACAGATAGTGAAACATATTTAGTTCTGTTGACTTGTATACTTTCTGTTGAGCATTGATAATTTCATTACTAGCACTATTCAATATGTTGCTAATCTCTGTTGTAGTATATGAATTGTTGATAAGGGTATGGCCTATCAATATACCTTGTCGTTGTAAGTACAGATGTTGTAATATAGATACCCAATCTTGTATGTGAGCAGCACTCACAACATCATTAGTAAGTTTGACAACAGAATACGCTCCACCAATTTGTTCTATTTGATTTGTTTGTGTTAAGTGATTAACGACTGTCACTAAATCAACGGCAATTGTTTTATCGTATAAATGTACGATAGTGGTATAAATAATTTGATAGTGCTTATTGTAAAAGAAATCTACTGATAACTTGTTTACAACATCGGGAATACATCTAGGTTCTATAAGTAAAACACCTAGAATACTTTTTTCCACCGATATATCATTCGGCGGTGCTTTTGTTTCGTACATTGGCCTGTTTTTTATGGTTATTTATTAGGGGTTACCCTGTTATATGGTTTGCCTGTTTTGGCTAAAATAGGGGTGGATAGGGCCATTTTAAGGCCATTTTAAGGCGATTTTAGGGGGGTTAGGGCTAAAATAAGGGTTTAGCTAGGCTAGGGGGGTAAAAATGCCTATATACGGCTAAAAAGGTCATTTAAACCTATTTAGACCTGTATAGACCTTATATGCTTATTTTGGTCACAAAACCATTTATTTGGTTTATTTCCTTTCCTTTGTTTGCATTAGCACCCCCATTAGCCACCCCATTACCCCATCTGCGATTTGCCCCTTCTTTGCCCTTATCAGATAGCGTCTTACGTAGTTTTAAGTGTTCGGCTAAACGCATACTGAAAAATGTTTCGTTTTCTATAACGAATAAATTGAATTGGCGAATAACACAATCAACTTTCGCTTCTGTTACTTGCATTTGCATAGCAAGTACAGGGGTAATATTTAAAGGCAATATACCACCACTCGTTGCCAATGCCTCAACTAAATACCAATAGATACCATATCCTTCCATACCTAATTGTTGTCGCAGGAATAATACCTTGACATCGTTAGCCGCATTGTAATCGTGGCTAAAATAATAAGAGTTTGATTTCATAGACTTATATACCTAAACACAGAAGCACCTAAATAGGTGCCTCGTGCTAGGATTTGTTTAATTTAATAAATATACTTTCCTTTCTTTTTTGTAATAATGAATCTTAATCAACTTGTGCTTTTCTAATGCGAATAACCAATTATTGATTGTCATAGTACTAACATTGAATTCTAGTGCGTAAAAGTTATTATTCTTTTCTAGGTTATCATTGTTTTCTTTTAACCACCCATAAAATAGTTTCGCAGCCGCAGTTAATTGTTTTTCATAGAACACATCCTTTTCAATACAAATCATAATCTACTTAATTAAATTGTTATAAATCTTTGTCGCTTCTCTTTTGTTAAGTACATTAAATCTTCCAAACTTAATCATCCTTCCAAACTTATTTTTGTGTGGCTTATTATCACATAGGATATTCACACCTGCTTGTCGTAAAAGTGTAATGGCTGATGTTGGATTACATACTCCTAACTTAACTATACTCATAGTTGTTTGTTCTCCTTGAAGTAATGAATACAATACTTCTGTTTTTTGATTGATTGGTTTTTTCATTTTTTTAAAATTGATTTGATTAAGAAATAGAATTCTATTGTTAGATATACGCATAAGAATATAGGTATACTGATAAATAGAAAATGAAGAAATGATACTACTCGCATTGTTTAATTGTTTTAATTTTGTGAACACTATGTAATATCGTAGTGTGGTCACGCTTTAAGTATCTACCAATTTCAGATAAGCCGAATCCTTCTTTGTAGGCATCAACGCAAAACCTATTTCTCAAACATAACACTTCTGCTTTTCTAGATTTAAGTGCTACTTGATTATATGTTGTATCGTTATTAATCATCCATTCATTCGCCCACTTTTTAATTGTATGATTTGACTTTTTCTTTTGTATCAATACTTCTTTTGTGCTTTCAACTACTTTTATTACTTCCCTAGTTACTATCATACCATCAAGCAATACCTTTATTCTTTTCAATGTATGGTCAGAGCAGTTGGTATATAACTTAATGTATTTCAAAACATTTTCTACTTGTTCCATTTATCGTTTAATAGATTATAAAGGTTATTCAAATATTTACCTGCCTGTTCAACCTTATTCAATAATAGTTGAGCATCTTCCATATTAATAGGGATACGAAGCGTAAACATCTGTAAGCCTTCCGGCATTTCTTTACAATAAGAAACGAAATCACAATACTGCCTGTTACTAACTAGCATATCACTTTGGCATTGCCAATAGTATTCACGATACTTCAATTTGAAGAACTCCACATCACTTACTAATCCATAGTGAATATGATTTTGATAGTTGTATGGGCATTTAACTTGTATGATACCATCATCATTAACGAACCCATCAGGAGTTCCACCATACAATCCATTGATACATTCAATATAACCGCATTCAGTTACTACATTACCTGTCTTATTCATATAGAATTGTAAGGCTTCGGCTTCTAATTCTAGTCCGTGAGTTGTAGCATCGCTTTTGAAATCACGATACACCCCTGTTAATTTCTCGGCTAACTTACCCATCAGGTAATCTTTTGTTGTACTAGATAGTTCGCCATTGTCTTTCTTTGCCTTTTCCTTTGGTTCTACGATTAAATTCCATATCGTACTGCTTGTTATTTTACCAAGCCTTGTTTGAAACCATTCTTGACTATATGTTTCTATCATCTTTTAGAGTTTGAATTGTTAATAAATCTTTTTCTCTGAATGTGAAGTGTTCAGTTGCTTTATCAAACACATCTGTTTCGCCACCATTAAATCGTGCGACTAGTTTCAATAATGCCACATCATTCATTTCTACCTTTGACTTAACTTTTTTAGGTAGTTCAATAGTTTTAACCTGTTCACCTGCCGCATCAATATCCTTATCAGTTACTAAACCTAGAATACTTGATAATGCATATCGGCGAAAGTATGTTATACCGCTACCGAATGATTGATAGACATTCATCTTGGCTAGTTCAATGATTGGTATTTCCGTGATGGATTCAATGGATTCCCCTGTTTCTGTATGATAGATAATCGTGCGGAGTTGTGTTCCTTCAAGTGGTTGAGAGAAACATAACTTATGCTTCTTCATGAGTGGCATAATGGTACTGATAATCTTTGGTAGGTCAGCGTAAGTGTAGTTAAATCCGCTAGTGTCCTTATGGATTATCGGGCATTCATACTGAAACTCTGCTAATGATTTTAGCAAAGTCTGTTGCTTTGGTTTGTCTACTTGTGCTTTTTGCATTTGATTTGATTTATGGTTGAAAATTTGTTATGAATGTTTCTAATGATTTTATAACTATACTTTCTATTTCATCACGATTGATATAGTTATTGATATAATCATTGACTCTTATTCCATGAGTGTTCATGTGCGTTATGCCTTCTTCATCCTCTACATATTCATCCCAAAGAATAACATTGTCTTGAACTTCAACAATCCCATTGACAAATAAGAAGTCCAAGAATTGTTGCTCATTAAACATAATTGTAAAATTACCAATTAATTTTGTGTCAGCAACAATAATAATAAAATTATTATCATCAATGAATTTCAATTCAATTGTAGCATTATTGATTTTGAATGTTTGCATAAGATTAAATTAAAGGGGGGTTATTCGCCCCCCTATGTTATTAATTTTTGTTTAGTGAATTGATTAGAGTTAGAACTCGGTTGTCTATTTTAGTAGCCTTCCCGATATATTTACTTTCAAGCCTTGCTCCTTCACGCTTCGGCACAGGCATTGTATGTGTAGTATAATTGGTAACTCCACTAAATAATCCCCACATCGTTTCGCCTTTCTGTTCCATTTCAACTGCGACACATTCAAGCAATTCTTTGGAACGATTAATATTATATCCGCTGAACTTACCTTCGGCTTCGGATTCATCCATCATAATATCAACCCCTGTAACATTCTGTACAATTTTGGCGATATGATTTTGCTTAACAGGTATTTCAGATAGTTTGATAAATCTTTCAAATATCGTTTTCTCCTGCTCAATAGCGAATCCTATTTCTCGTAGGTATTCATCAACCTTCGCATGTAAATTGTTAGTATGGCGAATACTATTCTGCAATTCTTTACTAGCAGCGTTGAATGTGTTTTGGCAACTGATAGTTATATTAGTCGCACCCCAACGCAATGCCCTTGTGCCATCGTGTGAATTGATTCCTGTCGTATAGCCAACGACCTTGTCTTTGTTTTTGCCAATACTTTTTATAATGTTACCGCTTTCAAGTTGTGCGTATACTTTTGCACCTGCCTTGAACATTCCACCGCCGTGAATTTTGTAGCCACCCTTATCAGCGATACGGATGAGCAATTCTGCTAGTTCACTATTTTGATAAGGATTGTAACTATCCTTACAAGTTGTGAATACTTTTTGGGTATCATCCCTTACAATTCCAACGAATGGGGTTTCTGTACCATCCTTCAAGAATAATGGTTGCTTACTGACTGTCCATCGTAAACCGAATTGGTCAAGTAAATTTGCAACTCGTTCTGCATTTGAATCGTCTTGTAATTTAAGACCGCTAAATGCCTGTTCTAAGATTTGGTTTGCTTTTTTCATAGCATTACGCAGTGTAAGATGCTGCACCCTTTATGGTTTAATTGAAAAGTTTATTGACAATGTAGTTGTCAAATGTGGTTTGATTAAAATTAGTACCGAAAACTTTAAAGAATGTTAGATAATGGATGTAAGAACTAGCGGATTGGAAATCGGATAGTTCATTAAAGCGGCATTCATCAACGACTGATTGTGCTGCCCATACATAATGTTTCTTACTCATTTTGTTTCTTTTAAAAATTTAGATAGAATATTGTTTTCTGCATCTGTGCGATTATACATATCATACAATTTTTTGTTTATGTATTGTGATGATACATTTAGTGCTTTACACCATTCGTTGAATGATAGTTGTGTGGCAGGATAAGTTGATACACTTATCTTTTCTCGCCTTCTGTTTTTACTCATAAGATTGATTTAAAAGTTTTGTAATGTAATTACCCTCAAAGTTTTATGTGTATGATTCTTCACATCATAATTACTTAATTCATAAGTTGAATGTATAACTGAATAATCAATTATACTAATGAATTCTAATTCTTCTTTTAAAAGTTTACTAAATTCATCAAGTGCTATTCCGTAATCTTCTGAATCAAATATTTTCAGCCTTTGATAGCCTTCAAATTTAGTAATTGAATTGTCTAGTCTTTTTGTTTGTCTTGTTGCAAAGATTTGATACATGATTTATTTTTTATAATGTTGATAAATAGTTTTAATTAGCACCCAAGATAGGATGCTAATTATACTAATGATAAATAATTCTGCGATTGTAATGTGAGTTCCCATTTGATTTGATTTTTGGATTAGTCAATTATTGTTATTGTATCTACTTCTGTTGGTTGTGCTTCCCTTTGTTTTTCTTCTAACAATTCATTTAAGCCAATTTCAACATCTTTGTAAAATTCTTGTTCATCAAATTCAACATCACAAGAATTCAGTTCAACTTGATTGCGATAATTTAATTCGAAATCTGCTGAATCAGTATCGGCTGATGTGTATTCAGAATAAGATAGGTTTTCAATAACACTTAACACTTCTTCAAGTGTAAATCGTTGGTCGGTAAAGTTTTCAACGACAGGTGCGTTATCAAATACTTGCCCTAGTTCATCAACACATTGGTTGCGTAAATTAATAAGTAATGAACGCACATCATCTTTTGTGTGTAAAGAACCTGTGGATTCACTAACTTTCAACATAATGTTGTTAATTGCTGATTCCATTGTAGCGATTGTTTGGATTTTTAAAGTTTCCATATTGTTTTTTCAGAGATTATAGTGGTGACTCCACTTTTAGCGATGATGGAATGACTTGAACATTCAGGTAGCCTGCTACACATCACCAAACCTTTTTTCGTTATGAACAACTTCCAATGAAGGATTACCATTGTTCGACCTTCGCACACCCATACCACTTGCATTGATGGATTAACTTACCAAAGTGTTCCATTGTGTGGTTATACAACTAAATTGTTTATTCATAGCAGTTTCTTGGTTATCGTCCCTGTGGTTCTATGATTCATTGTATATCGCTAGACTGAGAATGTGTTACCTGTCCTATTCAAGTTTTCTATTGCCCTGTTCTTATTTCATTTTGTGTAGTGGCTTACTGCCCTGGGATGATGATTAGGCTAGTAGCGAATAGAATTGACTGGATGGGATTCGCTTTAATTAGGTACTTCACTTATACTGAGTTTTTACAACTGATTGGGTGAATTGTCAATTGGTTATGGTGGCCACAACCCGAATCCGTATTTAAAAGAACTACCACAATATTACAACATAATTATAATATACCAAAATAAATTTAAGGCTTAAATATAACTTATTGGTTATCAGTCAGTTATGTGACCAATTTTGGCTGTTTTTAGCCTGTTTTTAGGCTATTTTTGGGGGTTTTTAGGGGGTTTTTTATAGGGGGGTTATGCTGCCCTGTTGAGCATAATTCGTTCAACTGTCATCCTCATCCATATCACTTTGTAAGTGTAATATTTTATCCCTCAATGAATCGTAATCGCCACGAATGTATATTGTAGTTTGGTCTTGAAATGTAAGGATTTGTATATCAGGCAATAATTCTTGCAAATAATATATTTCATCAAGCCTTATCATCCTTCTAGCGAAATCGTATTGGATGTCAAAGCCTAAATCCTGCCAATTAATTGTCCTGTCTTTTAATAAGACTTCAATTTCTAGCCACATATTATGTTGAATATACTTTTGTTTCTATTTGTGATTTCCTTTCGCCATCTATTTTATGCCTTCCATAAGATAATTCAACCCAATATCCACCAATCTCCGATGGACCGAATCCTTTTTCAACTGACCATCCACCTTCTTTATATTCTTGTTTCCAACATCCTGTACGAATATGATATACTTTATGAAAATCTACATTGTATACATTACTACTTGTTATCTTTTCTATGGTTGAATGTACGCAATATTGTGTATGTGTGTGTCCTAACCATATTAAATCAGCACCTTCAACATACGTACTCATTCTATTGTGTTCAATAACACCTTTGGTTACCCTAGCATTTCCACCGCTTCCGTGATGCATTTTAATATAATAAGAAGCACTTGAATTGTTATGTAGAAAGTTAATAACTATCCATCCTTGATAGCCTGTATGTTGTGTATTACTGCCACCTTCCTTGCGTAACATATAACACAATCTTTCTAATGGGTTAGTTTCATAGTTCTTTGTGATAGCAGTTTCGTGGTTACCATCAGCCATCACTAATATATTTTTAGCGTAAGGCTTTAAGAATTCATAGGCATCCTCAATAACTAAATCAAAATAGTTATCTCCTAAATATTCTTTTCTTAAACTGCCTTTCATTCCTCTTTTATCATTTCTGCTTTGCATCATATCAAAAAAATCGCCATTCACTAAAATGATAGCATTCTTTTCTAATGCTTCATCAAGTTTGCTTTTTAGCAATTCTCTTTCACAACTTTTACTATCAAAGTGAACATCTGATAATAGGAGGAAGGTTTGTTCTTTACCACTAATTTGTATTTTAGTGATGTTGTTGCCTAGTTTATTGATAACCATCTGTATAGTGCGTACTTTAAGACCTTGAATAAAATTATGATACCTAATATAATGAATAGTATATTTCTTTGTTTTGTTCTTGTACGCACCTTTTCTTCTAGTTTCTTATTATCATCATTCACTTTTGCCAATTTTTGACTCATGTCTTTCATTTGGAATTCAAATAATGCACTTTTCGCTGTATTTTCTTGATACACAATTTTCTCTTTTAATTTTGTAATCTTTGGAAATTTAACAGGTGGACAGATTGTGTCCTTATAAATAACTTCTCCTTTCAAATAGAATGGTACTTTTATACTATCGCCTTTGATATATTCATAAGTTGTATCTATCTTTTCAATTATGATAGTACTATCCTTGATTGGATATTTTTCAGCACATATTTTGGCTATTTTCTTTTCAGAAACACAACTGACAAACAATAAACAGATTATTAGATATTTCATATTTTACCAATGAATTGATGTTGCTGACATTTTGAATATAAATAACAAAACTCTTTGAACCACTTTTTCATTTGATTAAACTTTTTATTTTATCTATAATACTATCAGGACTGAAAATAAGAATTAGACCAACTGCTATACCAATTATAGCATCCGACCATTGTATTTCCTTTATAAACACACTCGCAATAGAGCAAGTCATAATTATCAAGCCTAGTGTAGTCGTTTTCCATTGTTTAAAATTATTCAATTTCATATTAACACATAGTTATTTTTGTCTACTTTGCCACTATTATACAAATTCAATAGACTTCTAGTGCTATATCCGAACGTTTTTTCAAAGTGTGGAGCATCTTTAAACTTCCAATCACCACCCCAAGTCCAACCATATTGCTTGAAAATAGCAACTACTTCCATCCAATCTGCTTTACCATCGCCATCAAAATCTTTTTTAGTATCCCATATAGCACTCTTACCATCTATTAATACAATATCAATAGCCAATCCGTAATTGTGTGGACTCAAACCTGCTTTTGCCATAGAAACGATTGGACCTTTTGTTGTTCTGCCCTGTGCGTATATGGCATCCTGTTCTGCGAATGTTCTTAATGTATGGCTAAATCTACAAAATGTCTTGCTCGTTAATGATTCTGTTATTTCCAAATAAATATCATTAGCCTCTTCACGAAGTTTAGGATGCATTAGTGCTATCCGTTCCATTGTTTTTGCGTCTATCATAACTTTTTTTTTCGTTTTTGATTTTATATATTAGGTAAACGATAGAAAGAATTGAAATTATCCAAGTGAAAACAATATTCACAAGTTCAACTCCCATTAATTGCATACCATTAAATAAAATTGCACCTAATGTTGATGGTACACCTATTTCATCTCTTTCAAACATTGTCATTATTGTATTATTATGTTGGGAATTGACATAAATTTAAAGGGGTAGGGTCAATGATTTCAATATTAGCAGAAACTCCTGCCGTAAAATCATCAAACCTTTCTTGAAAAAACTCTATATTTATATTTTGACTTATATTGAAACTATAAGTATTATCTAATTTCAGTTTAGATATAACATCAATAGCAACTTGTAATTGGTCGCTTTGAAGTTGTAACCTGTTTGATTTATCTTCTGTTAATAAATCAGCAAAAACTAATACAAATCTGTAACGCATAGTGCCTGTTACATAACTAGATGGTTGAGGTACAACCCACAATACAGGATATTCTATTTCTCCGCCATTATCAACGTAGTCATAGATATCACCCTCTCCGAATGTTTTTAACATTGGATGGCTTTGTTGTATTGATTTTATCTTTGCTATCAGGTTGCTTAAACTCATCTTTCTTTTTTAAATATTCTTTTAGTTTCTTTTCATTTTTTGTGTATGCCATCCTAATATGGTTTTTTATAACGATTGCCTTGATATCTTTCACTATAAGGTCTAGTATCTTCTAACTCGCCATTGCCTAAATTAATAGCAGTCCTATATTGATTGCTTGTAGGCCATATAGCAGTTATATCACTTCCGGGATTTAAGTATTCAGGATATGTTTCACTATTCGCAGTAAGGTAATTAATTGTTCGTTCAGCATACCATTCTGCGTAACCTTGATAATATTTGCTAATACTTTGTAATTCAGCGTATGTAGGTTGCTCACTATTCTCACTTGTTTTCTTTAATACTCCTTTATTAACGAACTTGTATTGCATAGCCATTGGTAACTCTCCTAATACATAGTTAAATAATGTATCAGTTAAGAAATCATCAAGTAATGTTTTGTATTTAGCGTTTCCAACCAAAGTGATATCTCCTGTGCTAATTAAATTTAAAATCTTATTGTATAAAGCACTACCACATAATGAATGGATATACCTATCCTGTGTCATTTTTATAATCTGTGTTAGATTTTTTAAATCTATGTTATTTGAAGCAATCGTAAAATCTTTAAAAGACTGCTCACTAATCATTAAAATATTCGCGCTCATCGTGATGTTTTTTCAATTACAACATTTCGTTTCCATTCGTGTCTGCAATATGGTGTAGTAACTCCTGTGTTTGGATTTGTATACCATCCACCACAAAGTTGAAATACAGAATATCCTAATTGGTCAGTTATGTTTTGGATTTCTTCCCTAGTGAAATATAACTTACTACCATAAAGTTTTTGACATAATGGTCTGCTCTCTGTTAAAGGCTTTGGAACATTAGGTCTTTCCTCATAACTATATAGAATCTTGTATGATGTGATAGGAGTTAATTTTCTAATCGCTGAATCGCCAATTTTAGTTACTGACCTTGTAATTGTACCATCCCTGCTAATCTTTTCTTTAATAACCCCATCATCAAGTAATGTATTTAATCTATCGGTTACTACATTTTTACTTACACCTGATTTTTTTGCAATATCTTCAATCGTTGCGGTTGGATTGCCTTTAATAGCAGCCACAATATTTTCCTGTACTGCGTTCAATGTGTATTCAGCAAAATCTTGATGTCTGTTAAATTCATCCATATCGCTAAATAACATTCTATCTTCCTGTAATGCTATAAAGTTTTCTTGTGGTAAACCTTTGCCTTCAAATAATGCTATAATTTCATCATCATTTTTCCCGTGACTGCATGAAACATGCATAGTTTCTGTTGGAGTAACAGGTTCAACGGCTACATCTTCAACTTTTGGCATCAATCCTACTAAACTTCTTAACTCATCTGTGTTCATATTTTCCAATACTTTCTGTAAAAGTGTAGGATTTAATGAATTAAGTGAATTAATTAGGTTTTGACTAGAATCAGTTTCTTGTTTTTCAATCATTGGCAAACTCAACTTCTCTCTAATCTCATCTTGTGTCATATTAGAACTGATGATAGCCTCGCCGAATTGGAATGAAATTGGTTCTGTCTTGTTTAATAACAATTCTGCCGTTACATCATTGAAAGAATATAGGTAATTGATAACTTGTTCTATCTCCTTTTGCTTGGTATTGATGTAGGTATTTTGAAACAACTCACTAGCCTCACGCAATTCTGCCCTTCCACCTAATTGCCCTTCTGTTTTAATACCAAATAGCATAGGACTTGTAACCTTATGACCGCTAAAAATTTCCTGTTGAACTGTCTTATTCAAAAGGTCAAAGTGCTTGTCAAGTTCAGTACCGCTTAAATCGATTATAGATGGCTCATTTTCCTTGCTATCGTTGAACGCTAACATAAACTTACCCGCATTCTTTGAGCCGCTAAATTTGTCTTTAAATTGCTTTTCAATCCTGTTTTCTTCTTCCTCGCTAACTCGCCCACCATTTAGGTTAATAAGTTTAGAACTGAACATTCCATTATTGATACTATTCAAATGGTATTCCCCAATACAAATATCTAGTTCAATATATGAAATAGCACCCCTATAATCAGGAAGTGAATAAATATTACATCCTGCTCTATATTCTTTGAAATATAGAATTTGACTTCCCTTTCTATTGTTATCATCAAATCTTGGGTATTCTAAATAGTTAGGTCTAGGGTTTACTTGTCCGTTCTTAATCCAATCATCAGCCACATAATAGCAATTATTGATAGAATTAGTTCTAACCTTGTAATAATCTAAATGATATAGTTCAGCAATCTCTCCTGTTCCTTTGCTCCAAATAACTTGTAAATAGTAACCACCGAATATTGATAAGTCGGTAGCCATCTTTTTAGTTATGTCTGTAAGGCTTTCTCCTTTGGTATTAACCTTATCTAAAATTGTATAGGCTTTTGCCTTTTGCATTTCATCTTCTGAAATAGCATCCCATCCATTTCCGCAGATATAATCTACTTTACCTGTTATAATTGCATTATGCTTTGCACTATTGTTGTATAAACGCAATAGATAATCAGGGTAATCATTTTTTTCGCCATAGTAAATCCAATCTTTGCCTTTCACTTCTTTATAAACTGGCAATGGAACTTGGTCAAACTTTAAGAACTTAATCATACTGTATATGTTTTATATGCGCCATTATACCCATTGTATCTAATGACATCTGTATCACTTAAATTTGTATCAACTAATTCAAACTTACCTGTTGCTATTATTGTAGCACCGCTTCCTGCCTGTGTTACATAATACCTCCAAAATCCTATTGTCTTTGTATTAAATGATGTATTTAATATTTGAAACTTTGAATATCTGTTCTTGAATGAACTGACATCTGTCAAAGTTAGATTAACTTGTTCATTCGTTACTTCATTTACAAATAATATTGTATAGGAATTACTAGATGTAAGCCTTTTGTCATCTAAACTCAAATAAATGAACCCTGTAACATTTTTTGTAAGTCTAATCATAATAGTAAATATAATAAATTGTTACTTGTATAAAAAAAAAGACACCCCGAAGGATGCCTTTTCCAAAAAAACCATATGTAAACAAACCAAATCTACACGATAGGGATAATAGCAGTCACTTTCGGTGCTAATTCTTTCTCATTTCCTGTGAAAGTCAAAGTGTAACCACTTCTGTCACCGAAGGCAGTACCTGTGGCACTACCACCGCCTGTTAAATCTAAACCATAAGCAACTCCTAAGAACCAATTATCGCCATTATTATCTGTTGCGATTACTGCTAATCTATTTTTAGCCAAAAGCAAGATTTCGTTTCTAGTGTTTACTTGCAATTTGTTTAAAATTACCTCTAATGTTTGAGTATAGAAAACAGTACCATTCTGTACATTTGTATTTACTGCTTCTGCAAAGTTAGAACTTTCTTTTACAAGGTCGTATTTATAAAATTTCTTACCTGTGTCCATAGTCAAGGTAGTTACAACACCCGAAGCCTGTGTAACTACATTCAAATCTTCCCATGGGGCGAAGTATACGGCAGTTAAACCACCTATACTATCTTTACAATCAAGGGTATATCCCTGTGTTAATGCGCACGGCATAATGTTAAATTTAAAATATTATAAAATTAGGGGAGTATTACCTCCCCTATATTATTTTCTACTACGCTGATGCTTTCTTCCAGAAAACAACCTCATCTGTGAATGCTACTTGACATCCTAATTTGAATTCTACTACAAATCTCATTTCATCTGCTTCTTTCGCATAGAATAATTCAAACTTGTCTTGCTCATTCAACATATCTGTACCCAAGTACATGTTGCTCATACAGATACCAACCATATAGTCAGTTCCGTTCAAACCATTCACACCAATTAATTTGATGTTTGTAGCAGGTACAACTACTTCCATATTTGCAGCCTCAACTGAATAGTGGAATAAGTTAGCCTCACGAAGTGCTACTACATATTCACGGAATGTATCATTACCACAGAAGATAACAAAATCATCTTTGTCTAAAAGTGCAGCAGGGATTGATAAGAAAATCTCATCAACCGCTTGTCTAACATTTGATTTAGTTAAAGTAGTTAAAGCACTTGTGTTTCCGTTGATTGGGTCACCCGCACCACCAAAGCCAAGAGCATTGATAATGGTAGCAAATCCATTAAATTTATTTAGGTTAGCCGTACCACTTGTGGTATCGCCTTGCCAAATCGCAGTTTCAAGAGCAGCACCAATTCTTTGAATCTTTTGATTAGTGAAGTCTGTTGCGTAAGCCATATAATCGTAAGTAGAACCTACTCTTAATGCCTTTTGTGTATACTTCGCTTCAAAAGTTTTAGGACAGATAGCCTCTTGAACTTTAATTTTACCTACTGTAATTTGTCTTTGTGTAATTGCAGTTGTACCACTTGAATTGAATCCGCAAGTACCACCTGCTTGGAATACCGCATCGGTAGTCAAAACATTGATTGTTTCTGCTGATTTGATACCAACTTGAACATTACCCTTCGCTTCAATCAAAGAAGCAGTTTTCGCACTGAAAATTGCAGCAGCAGTAAGTTGCTGGGCATTTTCTTCTACATAGTTTGTTAGTGCTGATAAATCTAATGCCATATTATTTTGTTTTTAAATTTTGAAAAACTTGTTGTAATTTATTAAATTGTTGTTGTTTCGCGTCTTTTACTTCTTTGTAAAAAGTATTAGGCTTTTGAATTGCTTCATCAGATGGTTCAGTTGCTAATGATTCTAAAACTTGTGCTGACAATTTAATTGCAGAACTCATTTTTTCTTCCTTTACACCCATTTCATCTAACTTTTTAGCCATTTCCTCTACTTTCTTTTCAAGTGCTGCATATTTTTCTTCCATTGCAGACATTTGCTCGTCAATCTTTGGCTTTTCATCTTCGGCAGGTCCTTCTTCTTTTGCAGCCTCAACCTCAACTTCAACCTTTGGTTCGCTTTCAGCCTTTTTAACTTCTGCGATTTTACCTTCTTCAACCACAACGATAAGCTCGCCTGATTCAAGTTTGTGTTCGCCAACAGGTGCAGGCATATTCGCCCCATCTTGACCAACTACATAGATTTCGCCACTCTCTAAATCGTACTTTACAGCAGTTCCATCTTCTAATTTGCCATCTGTTAAGGCAAACTCTTGTTTACTATTCTCTGTAAATAGTAACTTTTTGATTTCTTGTAATGCTTCTTTTGCGTTCATAATTGTAAATATTAAATTTTTATTAGTGTTCAATTTGTGATAAAATATTGATGACCTTTTGCATCGTAACCTCTTCTTCTGTTATTGTTTCTTTTGTCTTTTGGTATCTAAACATACCTTCTATGCTAAATCCTTTGAATGTACCTGCCTTAACTTCATCCCATATCTTATCGTTATCAACCTTATAACTTCCAAACCAACTCCCATTAGATATATCTTCAAATCCTTTTGGTGGCATAACACCCTTATCCCTATCAACTATATAACTTTCATACATATAAACATCATCAACAGGCTTTCCATGTTCTATATTAACCTTTGCTTGATAACCTTTCTTGAAAAATCGTTGTACTATTTTCTTTATTTCTTCTGCACTAAACACTACATAGTATTCTCCATCCTCATCTCTCCTATAAATCGGCAAATCCGCTATCATAAGTGGACCTGTTACTATCCTTTGTTCCTCATCTTGTATTGCAAACTTCAAATCAGAACTTTGTTCATCGCCTAATTCTCCTAATTGTCTTAATTTATTACGGCTCCAACCTAATGCAGCCTTACCACCCCACGCATCATACATCAATTTACCACATCCATCGCCATAAGATTTACTTGAAGTTAAGTCGGCTTCATGTCTGCTTAAATAAGAATACATCCTTTTGATAGTTTCTAGTGATATAGCCTCTCCACTTGCTAACTGATTGGCTCTTTGTTTTCCAACAGGAGTACCACATGAACCCCATCCATTCTTTTCTGCATATTCTAATACCCTTCTAGCGTTACCTTTTACTCCATCAGGATAATCAGCGTAACTTTCAAACTCATCTGTTTCATTAAATGCTAAAAAATTCCTTTGGATAGCAGGATATTCAACCAATGCGACATAATCTACCTCCTCCTCGCCATCTATATCATCGGCAATCAACATTTTATATATTGGTAATTTCACTTTCATAGTTATAAATATTAAAAACCTGCCCTTCGTTCAATATCAGCCACCCTCTTTTGACTACCTGTTACTTCACTTTCAACTACAAAGGCTCTTAATGGCTTTTGATTTTGCATTACATTGGCTATTGCCGTAACAGGACTATTTCCTAATGTCGGTACTGCTGATGCAGTTGTAGGTGCAGAAGCACTTATACTAGGTGCTGATGCTCCACCACCTCCGGGTACTTTTGTTTTTGTTATCTCACGAATTGATTTAATACCTGTTGCAACAATTACACCTGCTTGTGCTATACGAATGATAGTTGCCAATGGTTCAGGAGCGGGTACTTTACTATTCAAAGCCTGTGTCGCACCTGTGTATGTGTTAATTGTGGCTGCGGCAATCGCCAAACCCTTTCCTGCTGCCGTATCTTTACCTGCTAGGTCAGACATAGATGTTAAAATACCTGCTACCTGTTGTGCAACCTGCATTTTAGCCTGTACACTAGCCTCATCAATCTTTTTTTGTTCCTCTGCATTAGCACGTAAGAAATTGGTATATTCTGTTTGGCTCATTCTACCATTTTCAAACTCAGTTTTTGCTAGTGCTAACTTTTTAGCGGCTAAATCCTTTTGTATATTGAACTGAAATTCAGATTGTTTCATTTGATAATCTAAATCAGCCACATCTTGATTGAACTTTTGTGCCTTTCTTTGATTTTCTAATGTATCTAATTCTAAATTTTCCTTTTCTTGTAGTGCTTTTTTTAGTGCTAACTTTTGTTCAGCCGTTAATTTTTCATTAGCATCAATATCTGCGTATTGTTGTTGATAGTTAGCCAATAATTCTTGCTTCGCCCTTTCGTTTTCATCCTTTATAGCGGATAATCTAGCCTCTGTTCGTGCCTTATTTAACTCCTTATCAAATGCTAATACCTTATCCGCTTCCTCTTTTGCATATTTTTCTTTTACATCAGCCAATTCTTTTTGTTTAGCGGCCTCTAAACTACCATCATCCTTAATACCTGCCTCTTTTAACTTCTTAAATTTTTCTTTATATGCTTCTTCAATCGCTGCTTCTTCTTGTTTTTGTTTATCAAGTAGTTTATTTTTAGCCTCTTGCAATATTTTCTGTGCTTCTAATTCTTTTGCATCCTGTTTTTCTTTATCTGCTTTTGTTTTATCTGCTCCTGCTTTATCAATACCTTGTACTGCTATTTGAAATCCTGCTCTTTTTTCTTTTAATTTATTTAAAGTTTCTTCCGCTTCCTTAATTGTAGCGTCCCCTTCCTTCGCAGTTTCCTCTGGGTTGAATACCATTTTCGCTAATCCACCTGTAAAGCCTTCTGCTAATCCAAAATTCTTGCCTAATACTTTACCAACTTGGTCTATCATTGCCAATACGGCAACTAATGGTGCAGATAAGAATGTTATGATACCCTGCAATATTTCTTTATTCCTTTGTGCTGCTTTTACCTGTGCATCTTTGGTGGCTTTTGAGTTAGCAAGATTAACTTCTGCTGCTTTTATCGCCTCATCACTTTGTTTAATCTTAATATTTAGGATATCCTTTTCACTTTTACCTTGTAATTTAAGTTGATTGGATTGCCCATCTATTGCATCTAATTTATCTTCTTGTGTTTTTAAGTTTTCTTTTGAACTTTCGTTTAATTTTTTCTGTTCTTTACTAACACCGCCTACTGCTGCTTTAATATCATCCCAATAAGCAACTAATAAACCAACCGCAACAACCAAAGCACCTATCCCTGTTGAGATAAGTGCTTTTTTAAATCCTTCTGCTCCTGCCGTAAGTCCTTTGAATGAAATTTTTAATTGTTCTCCTACTTTCCCAATATCTTTTAATTGAGATAAGCCTTGTGATAGTGCCATAGCACCCTGTACTTTCTGTAAAGTTTTGGCTACATCTTCACTTTCTCCACCAAACAATGCCATAGCACCTGATACCGCAGAAATACCTGCCGCAGCCGTACTCGCTGCCGTAGTTAATGCTTGAAAACGCTTTCCTGGGTCGAATAACGCTGCTTGTTCTCCTGCTGCTTCTATCTCATCTTTGATAGCCGCAACTTTGTTTGCAGCAGCAATCGCTTCCTCACTAAATTCACCGAACTTTTGTCTAGCAGCCTGTAATGATACAGTCGCCTCTTTAAGTTGTGATTTGAGTGGTTTTACATCAACATCAATTATTAAACTATTTTGTTCTGCCATTAATCAAATTGTTCAAGCAATTGTGCTTTCGCTAGGATTGTTAGTTGCTCATTGTTTGTAATAAAATCCTTCAAAGTTTGTGTATCAGATTTATCAATGTCAAGTTCTTTACCTTCGTGCAATTTTAATGCCCATCCGTAAAACTTAACTGCATCTCCTTTACTTCCACTTACTAATTGGTCTGCTAAGATGCTACCTAATGTAACTTCTTTACCATTTTGGTTTACAACTGCAATACCATCTAAATTTGTGATTGATTTGTTGAAATTCATGATTTATTTTTTTTAGTTATTAAATATTTGCCAAAGTTAAATTTAATTTTTCTAATGCCCAAGTTATCGCCCATTCATTTGCACTTACACTTGAATCCCAAGTTTGATAGTCAGCACCATCTAAGGTTAAATTACCATCAACTAATACTTGACTAATAGATTCCTCTGTTTGCTCTGTTGAGATAGAGTAATAAAATGTAGCAGATG